GGGAGCCCGCGCAGTGCAACACGCCTGGGTCTCACCGACCCAAACACGACCAGAGGAGCTCTGTAGCCCGATTGGCTGTTAAAACCTACACGCGCCGTCGGCCCGTTACCCCTGTCAAGGGGACCGTGGAGTACAAGAAGTACGGTACTTTCACGGATACGGATCCGACCACCAGTGGGGGGAAGGTTCTCCTCTCTGATGTGACGCGCGAGTATAGCCAACAGGGGACACAGATGACTGTGTCGGAGGATCACGACTGGTACAGTGGTCGAAGGACCAATGCCAGAGGTGATATTGGTGGCAACTTCTTCTCCACCAGATCCTACATCGAGAACCCGAAAGTTCTCGGTCGTAGGTCAATCTGGGGAGGATGGGTTGAAGGTGACTGGCAACACGAAGTGTCCTACCTAGGACCCTTTTGTGCACCGCCAAACCTTGACACCAAGGGACGTTTCGTTTTCCCGCCATCAGCGCATAGCTCTGAGAAAGAGCTAGCTGTTGCCGGGGCTACGGCCGTCGCTAGGTGTCAGCCCACCAACTCAGTAGCTGACGTCTCTACATTCCTAGGAGAGCTCTACAAGGAAGGCTTGCCTTCTCTTGTAGGATCTTCTAGCTGGAACAAGCGCTCATCTGCTGCTAAGGACGCAGCTGATGACTACTTGAATCTCCAGTTTGGATGGCGTCCTCTCGTTTCCGAGATCACGGACAGCCTCGCGGCTGTCACTCGTGCTGATGAAGTTCTCAAACAGTACGAGCGTGATGCGGGACGAGTGGTACGGAGACGTTACTACTTCCCTACAGTGCGAGATACCAGCGAGCAGTTGCTCGGCTTTACCAAGGCGCCTTACGGGCCTAGTTTAGCATTTGGTATCGTCGCTGGGGGTAAGTGGATAGTGCGCCGTGAGAAGCGCACTAGGAGATGGTTCAGTGGTGCGTTTACCTATCACATGCCGACCGGATACGACTCCCGGTCTAAGCTAGATAGGTACGCACAACTAGCGAAGTTGCTAGGACTGGATATCTCCCCAGAAACTCTCTGGAACTTATCCCCTTGGAGCTGGTTCGCTGACTGGTTTTCCAATACTGGAGATGTGATTTCCAATTTGGAAGCCTTTAAAGTCGGCGGACTGATTTTGCGCTATGGTTACATAATGGAGCACACCGTGCACCGTTATGTCTATAGCCTAGAGCCGGTTACCCTCTTCCCGAGGAATAACCCGGTTCCGGTCCCTGACCTCGTTCTCGTCACTGAGACGAAACAGAGGCAGAGAGCAAATCCCTTCGGTTTTGGACTGAAATGGGAGGACTTGTCACCCTTCCAACTGTCCATACTGACTGCTCTTGGCATCAGCCGGAGTTAGTCGCAGTTTGCACTGCAAGCCAACGACGGGCTGATGAACAGCCCCAAAGGAGCACGCCTGTGGCATTCACAGATCCCCAGTCCATCACCATCTCAGGTACCGCTATCTCTCTCCCGCGAGTCTCGTCGGGGGAGAATAGCAGCAAGTACCTGAGTGCTGACGGACTTGTGCATCTCACGGCATCCTCCACCTACGGGCGGAGGACGCGCCGAGTGCTGCGCGTGGATCACTCGAAGATCTCCGCGGACGTGTACCTCCCGTCTCAGAACGTGAAGAAGTCGATGAGTAACTACATCGTCTTCGACATGCCTGACACAGGTTACACGAACGCGGAGGCCATCGCAGTGTATCAGGGCTTCAAGGCCTTGTACACCGCATCGACCGACGCGCTCATCTCCAAGCTTCTTGGAGGTGAGTCGTAGATCGGAAGATCTCTCAAGGGTGGAGGTGCCAGAGGTCGGCGACCGCATATCCGCGAGGATATCGATCGTCCAACCTTCTGGGACTTCCTCACCAAGGAGGATGGGGGCACGGAAACTCTATTCCAAGAGTTTCTGTTGCTCTTTACGAGTGGATACCGGAATCGACACAATCGCCTCGCGGCGATGGTGTTGGTGGCTCTAGCCTATCTCATCGATAGGCGATAGTTCCCCCTGATCCGGTACGGATCTTAGTCAGCTGCAGGCCAGGAACCTGACCCCCTAATCAAGGAGGCCGGTTGAAAAGCCTGCTGTTGCTCTGGTCCAAGATAGCGGACGAGTCCGCTATCAGATGTTGCACTAGCGCCGCCCTGGACTTCAAGAAAGTCCAGTGCCGGTTCGAACATGAAGGGTTATCATTCCTCACGATAACCTTGCCAAACTTTGGCAAAGACTTTGAACTAAGTCTTGACCAAGGGATGGTCGATCGCAAGCTCTTCCAAGGGTTTACGTGGAAGGCTGGTCTCCCCCTGTTCTTAGGAGGTTTCCTCGATCGAGTGTTCGACCGTAATAGCGGAGTGTTGCTCGATGAACCATGTATCGATGCAATCTTAGCGATACGTCAGCTGACGCTGATGTTCGGTAAGTTGTCCGTCCCTTGCTCTGATAGAAGGGTACGGAAAGCGATACGTGGTTTTGTCGAGAGTGAGAAGGAAGTCAGAGATGGAGACGCTAAACGAGAATCATCCGACCTGGATGATTTCCGTCGCGTTAGCCATCTCCTGTTTGGAGACGTCTTCCAATCCATCAATCGAAGGATTGCTGGAGGAGAGGCTATCCCCAAACATGGTCCTGGTGCTACTGCTGATAGATTTTCGGGTAACCGAAAGTTTAATCAGCGCACATGGACCACACGTCTAGAGGAGGTTTTCCCAGCTTGGGAAAACCTCATTCCTAATTGCTGGTACTTACCAGCACTTGACGACGTTGACTTCCTCGAACCCGGTCAGGAATTACCCGTGAGGGTAATTACTGTACCTAAGACGCTGAAAACGCCTCGAATCATTGCAATCGAGCCTGTTGCGATGCAGTACATGCAACAGGCAATTTTGCAACTGATCGTCAGTGCGATTGAGGGCAAGACAATCCTCAATCGCATGATCGGATTCCGTGACCAAACTCGAAACCAGAGAATGGCGCGGGACGGCTCCCTCATCGGGAACCTGGCTACGATAGACCTATCCGAAGCCTCCGATCGCGTTTCCAATCAGCTCGTACGGGAGATGACGCGCAACTACCCTCATTTGCATAGGGCAGTTGACGCCACTCGCTCCCGGAAGGCTGATGTTCCTGGCCATGGCGTACTTCGCCTAGCCAAGTTCGCGTCTATGGGTTCAGCTCTGTGCTTTCCCTTCGAAGCGATGGTCTTCACGACCATCATTTTCTTAGGGATTGAGCGAGAGCTCAACACACGCTTGACCGACAAAGCTATCCAACGGCTGAGTCGGCGGGTGCGTGTCTACGGAGACGACATCATTGTCCCCGTAGATTATGTGCAAGCCGTCGTATCGGAACTAGAACATTTCGGTGCTCTAGTAAACCGACGCAAGAGTTTCTGGAATGGTAAATTCCGGGAGTCTTGCGGTAAGGAATATTTCAATGGCGAGGACGTCAGTATTGTCCGCGTCAGAGATTTGTTCCCTACACGACGGCAGCGCGTCGCAGAGCAAGTCATTAGCATCGTGTCTCTTCGTAATCAGCTGTACTTTGCTGGTTACTGGAGCACCTGCCAATGGCTGGACGAATACATCCGGGGGGTACTTCGGTACTTTCCGGTTGTTCTTTCGTCTTCCCCTGCGTTAGGTCGGCATAGCTTTCTCGGTTACCAACCCGAGAGGCTGGGCCCTAATCTACACGACCCTCAGGTTAAGGGTTGGGTAGAAGTCTCCAAAAGTCCTCCGGACCATCTGGAGGGCTATGGAGCCCTACTCAAGTACTTCCTCAAGCAGGGTGAAGAGCCCTTCTTTGATGTGAAGCATCTTGAACGCGCTGGGCGTCCTCGTGCCGTCAACATCGTGCCGAGGTGGGTTTCCGCCGTGTAAGTGGCGGACCTGGGCCGCAAGGCCCTTGGGGAGATACCTTGGTGGCGTCGGACTACCTAGTCCGTCTTACCACATAGGAACCTCCGGAGATGAGAAGCTTGCTTCTCTGCTCCAGGGAGATCCACT